CAAAGCACATAACCCGGTCATCAAGATCATCGGGCTGGCTGCATCCATGGCTTCCGTTATTGCCTGCGCAGGACGCGAGGTACATATAGCCGAGAACGCTATGATAATGATTCACAACCCATGGACTTATGCCTGGGCAGGTGACGAGAACTACTTTAAGAAGATATCAGAGAACCTGGCCAAGATCAAATCACAGATCCTCAAAGCCTATCAGCAGAAGACAGGCATGGCAGAAGATTCACTCTCAACACTTATGACAGAAGAAACATGGCTCGATAGCAAGGAAGCCCTTGCCCATGGGTTCTGCGATAAGATCTTCACCCCCGGCAAAGCAGAGGCCAAGGCGCTCTATTCGAACGCATCGACCCTGTTCGCCGCATCACTGAGAAATAATAATTCACATGTAACAGGAGACGATATGAAAATCGAAGAAGCTATCCAGAAGATAGCAGATCTCGAAAAGAGCAACGGTACTATAGCCGAGGCTATGGCTTCGCGGGAGGCCGAAGTGCTCGCTCTTAACGAACAGATATCCGCGCTGACAGCACAGACCACTGAACAGGTCGAAGCTATTACCTCCCTCAAGGGTGATCTGGTAATGGCAACACATGAACTCGAAGCGATCAAAGCCGAGAAGGCTAAGCTCGAAGAAGAAGCATTCTGCGAGAAGCTCGTAGCCGAAGGCAGGATGAAACGCGACGATGTAGAAAGCAAGGTAGCTAAGCTGCTCGCACTCAAAGCCCTTGGCGATAACGCTAAGATTGGCGACCAGACACTCTACGACATCGAACGCAATGAACTCACCGCAGCCGACAGGGCAGTCGAACCGGGCTCGTTGTTAGATCCGACCGAAGCCACTAATCTGGCTGAACCTGAGGACGACTACGCAGCACAAAGAAAAGAAGTTGAAGAATTTAATAATCGTAACAAGAGGTAATCTATATGGCTGACTTCGCAACAGAACAGACCGACCTTGGCGATATATTCGCCGGGATGCATCCGCCTATCGAATCGCAGCACGTTACTCTCCTTACCAGCCCGACTGAATACACACGCGGCGCAGCTATGGGGAAGATATCGGCTACGGGTAAGTATACTTTCTATAACACCGGCGCGAGTGATGGAACTCAGACACTTGCCGGTATTCTCATCGATGATGTCGATGCTTCCGGAGCGGACGGCATCGGTAAGGTTTACGTACATGGGGAATTCCTCCAGTCGAAGATCTTCAATCCGTCAAGCCCCACAGGCATACCAGCCGGCGTATACAATTCAGGTGCAATAGTAATTAAGGAGGCAGAATAACATGGCTAACCCAACAATTGATATATTTAAGCCGAGGAGCGTGACCAATGCAATTCTGTCACTCGTCACTCCTGAACCTTTCGTACTGAGGAACATCTTCAAGAACAACATACCCCACTCAGCAGACAACATTGACTGTGAACTGACCAGTTACGCATCAGCAGTTGCTGCCGTTGTCGGCGACCACGAAGGACCAGTTCCGGTAAACAAAGGCACCCGCAAAGTACAGCAGTTCAAGATACCCAGGACATTCGAGTCCAAGGTATTTACTGCCAAAGACATTGCAGACTACGAAGCCGTTGGTAACATCTACGGACAGGACAGCGAAGCAAGAGTCAAAGCAAAGAATGCATGGGTGCTCAACGAACTCATGGACCTGAAGAACCGTGCTATCCGCTTCCGCGAATACATGGCTATTCAGGCGCTTACAACGGGTATCGTATCCATCACTGCTGACAACATTGACTACAATTGTGATTACGGATTCGTGGCCACAGAGCAGACACTTACCCTCAGCGCCACAGCCAAGTGGAATGCAACATCTACAGCCAAGCCGCTCAACAATATCCGTAACTGGAAGAAACTTATCGGACAACGATCAGGCTTCCCGATGGATACCCTATTGTTAGGCCAGCAGGCTGCTGATGACTTTATCGGTCTTACCGATGTTCAGAATATGATGGATGCCAACAACGTCCGCTCCGGAGTTCTTGAGCTCACCAACGAAGCCACCATCGGCGCTACCTTCTTAGGCCGCATCTCCGGTGTCAACGTTTACGAGATCAACCAGCAGCACATCGTCAGTGGTTCAGCCGCCGATATGTTCGGAACTAACCTTGCCGTTGCTGTAGCATCCGGCGCTAATTTCCGTACCCATACCGGACCTATCTACAGGTTCAATGCAACCGGCGGAACGGAAGTAATCAGCTCTGAATATTATGTCGAACCGGAAGTCTCGAACGACCGCACCATGCTTACATGGAAAGTCGAACACAAGGCTCTTCCTGTCGTGCATGATAAAGGTGCAGTAATAGCCGCAACAGTTCACGCATAAGGTGTACTGTGGGTTCGTACATTGACACAGAATATATTACTACTCGGGTTAAGGATCGCTACATTGTCGACCTGACAGACCTGAACGGAGGCGGGGTTATCAACGAAACGCTGCTGGATGAGACTATTACGACTGCCGAAAGCATGATTAATGTCAAACTGGCTAACCGTTACACAGTACCCGTCACGACTCCGGCTCATGTACTGAACGTCCTCCGACACTGGACACTCCAGATATCAAAGTACCTGCTGTATCATTATCTGATGCAGCAGGTGCCTGAGGACCTCGCAGCGGTCTATAACGATATAATTGACGAACTGAATGATATTCACGCAGGCAAGGTGCAGCTCGAGGGGGCAACCGGGAAAGCAAGCCCCGGCATAGCATTGGTAACGGACAAGACGACAACAGATGTAGTATTCAATGACGATATGACCAGCAGATATTGACGCATGACCGAAATAGAATTAGAACAGGCGATAGTAGATTATCTCATCAAGGAGATCGATACTCCGGGCGTTAGCATTGTTACCGGCTCGGCGAATCCTGTAGCGACATATCCCGTTGTGTCCGATAAAGGCGTCATCATCGTAGCATACTCAGGTGATCCCCGTTATCCCAACATACCCCCGGCTCCGCGTAAAGAAAGCGGACGCTATCAGAACCTGCAATATCAGGAAGTCAAATCAATTACAATCAGTATGGCATACCCGAACCTCAGAGGCCCCGGTGCAAGCCTTTATGCGTTACTGGCAACAGTACGTGAGAAGCTGACCAACCTCGAGATTGGTGATGAATTCTACCCCTTTGTACCGATCAGCGTAAAAGGCCCTATCGAAAGCGAGAATACCTGGTGGTTCCAGATGTTCTTCGAGACATCAAAGATATTGACAATTGCGATACATAGTTAAGTACGGTGAGCATGGATACAATGACATTGGCATCAGTCGCACAGACATTTGGGACGATAGCAGCGGTAGTGATAGCGACGCTGGCACTCACACGGGACAAGAAGAAAGATAATACAGAGGAAAAGCAACTCTGCATTAAGCATGACGAGACCATAAAGCAGCTCCTTGGCAATCATGAAATGTTATCCAAACGAGTTGAGCAGGCGTGCCTTAACGGGCAGGGACACGATGTTAAGATAGCCCAGATGGAAGTACAGCTCGCTAACCTGTTGACCATCACCTATGAGATCAAGCAGACAGTTAAAGGTATAAGTGATTTACTCACGAAGGAGAAACAGCACACATGAAACTACAGATAATTGAATACAACAACGGCTGGGCATACCGGTTTATGAATAAGGGCCGTATCCTGGTCCATTCCGAAGCCTACGACAGCAAGGCCAACGCTGAACGCGCAGCGCAGAACTTCGAGACAGAGATCTTCGAAGCCATCGAAAAAAAAACGCTTGAAGTGGAATTCATACATATTGACGAGGTTTACAATGCTTAGATCATTCTGGGGAATAGCAGTGCTTCTGATAGTAGGGCTCGCAGCCTTCTGGGCTGTGTACTCGAATGCCGGTCATGTACTTGCCTTCGGTGCAGCTCTGCTCATCGCAGGGATAGCCGTCACGCTGCTCTGGCTCATTGACACATTTATCCTGCATTCATTTGATACATTAGAGGAACTCAAAGATGGGAACATCGCTGTCGGGCTTGCGTTGCTGGCTTATGCTGTTGTTATCGGCTCTGCTATCATTGCAGCCTTTGCAGTCTTCGCCTGATCACTTAGGAGAAGCAAAGCTATATCTGTATGTCAGGGAGATCAAGCCTAACCGCTCTCCCGAGATTGACATGTGGAACAGTTATGTGCGCAATGCTCTCGGTTCTCCCTATTGTGCCGCATTTGTAGGTTATAACATCAGGAATTGCCACGAGCCAAGGATAAGCTCAGGATTAGCAAGGCATTATTACACCAAGGCACCGGACAGGCTGACCCATACCATTGGCGAAGTTATCCGGAAAGAGTATAAGCCCAAAGCAGGGGATATAGTTGTTTGGGCACGAGGCTCATCCATTCAGGGGCATGCTGGATTTGTGCTCCACGACTGGAAAGGGACATCCGGCTGGACCATAGAAGCCAATACATCAGCCGGGAAAGGTTCGCAGTACGATGGCAACGGGGTATTCAAGCGGTTTCGGAAGATAGAACCCTATGCCTACTTCCGCATCATAGCGTTCATTGAAGTTAAAGAATAGTGCTATAGAGTAACGGTAACTCGGGGGTCTCATAAGCCTCAGTTCCGGGTTCGAATCCCGGTAGCGCAACTATGCAATTGGATTACAGGAAAATATTGACAGTCTTAGTTATCATCGGCGCGCTCGTGCTGATGTTCTATCTTGGGAGATGGACTAAGCCCTGTGGCCAGATGAACCCTACCGGCGGATTCACCTCTATCGAGACCCATTATCAGGATCTCAGGCCCGAGCCTAACATCCGAATCGATACTGTTCCAGGTAAGCCGATTGTAGTCTATAAGAATAAGTATGTCACTATCGAAGATTCAGCAGCCATCAAGCAGCTTCTCATTGAGAAAGATTCGCTCATTATGCTACTGCAGGATTATGCGATCACGGAGCTGGCTGTATTGGATACAGTCCTTAAGCCTGCGGGTGATACTCTCCAGCTCGAGTATGATATCTATGATGAGAAATGGAACAGGATATATCTGGGCTTTGCAGCCCGGACAGTTCCGGTGCAAAAGGAATTCATCTACCTGCCCGCTCCGAAGCGTGAATGGTGGGATAATCCATTAGTTGGCGGTTTGGGTGGATTCATTCTGGGCGGTATATCAGGCATATTGATAGGAGTATCGGTTAAATGAACAACGATAAAACCACTGAGAAGCTCCGCAACGAACTGCGGTTAATGGCCCGGGACAAGATGCACGAATGCCTCTGCGAGAAATATCCCGACTGGGATAAGATATCCATTGACGAAGCTGAACACCTGACACCAAGAGCTAAGAGGCTCCTCGATCTGGTTGACGAACTCTGCCGACGACAGGCCGAGATGAACGCCAGGATTGAGGAAGCGAACTATTATGAATTGCAGAAAATAAAGATGGAATTAAATGGACACAATTAGCATAGTAAGCGGCGATCACGAAGAGATAGACCTTGAGTTCTACGACGAATCAACCGGGGCGGCAATAGATATTACCGGCTCGACTATCTTCTTTACCGTAAAAGAGAAGCTCACTGATGCCGATGCTGCAGCAGTGTTCCAGAAAGTCGTTTCGAGTCATACCAGCCCCACAGTCGGGCAGAGCAAAGTAATACTCACCCATGATGATACCATCCTGCCGGTGATAAACAAGCTCTATTACTGTGATCTTCAGATGACAGACGCCAACGGCTACCCGCATACACCGCTCGTGCAAAGATTTATGACTACGCCAGAAGTAACGGGGACGGTTATATGACCATCAAGTGCTACATAAGGCGCCATGTTATCCGCGTTAACTACCAGAGGCAGGTTGTTATTAATACCAACCCGGACCTGGATTCTAAAGTAGATAATGTCTTCGATGACGAATTCTATCTCGATGGCGTGAACCAGCTCACCGATAAGACTGTGCTCGAAGCTGTATGTCCTTATGCCTGCAACATTGTCGGTATCGGCGTAAAGGTTGACGAGCAGAGGACAGCCGGAACACTTGACTTCGTAGTAACAAAGAACGGCAGTCCTATAGCAGGGACGAGCCTCAACATACAGCTTAACGGCAGTTATCCTCTGCATTGCACGGCAACTGTAGCCCACAGGTCCGCAGGTTATGTATTCGCAGCAGGGGATATTCTCAGGGTACAGCTCACATCAACAGCATGGACGCCCTTATCTAATAGATGTAAAATATTTGTAATAATTAAAAACGAGTAAGACTTGGCAGTAAGAACAGCAATAGCAATAATAGACGGCGTCGCAAAGCCGTTACCCAGCGGTGATACACTCCAGGATGCCGGTGGCAATGCTATCGGTGGAAGTGGGGATTTGGATATTGTCACCCCGCCTGCTCACTACAATTCGCCAGGGACTCAGAACCAGATAGCTATTGATGATGATTATCTATATGTATGTGTATCAACTGACCGATGGAAGAGGTTCCTCGGTTTTACAAATTTCTAAGGGATAAATATGGCACGCAAGAAAAAACAGATTGAAGAGGAAATTAAAAAATCAATATCGAAACTTGAAGAGCTTAAATCGACCCTTGAAGCCTCGGTTGCAGAGGAAGAAGAATTAATTTCCAGAACTAAAAAGAAGATCGACAAAATTTGCCAGGACGAAGGGCTTGATTGTTGTGTTATAGTCAACAAAAACGTAATGCTGACAATCATTGACACCATGCTAAGCAATCCCGGCGAAAATTTCAGAATACAATAT